CTTTACGCCACGGCGTGGCAACCACCCCAGAAAAAGTAGGGGAGAATTCGACCTTTATGAGGCCGGTTCTAAAGTGTAGATCTTTATGCGCTTATACCCTGAATACCCTGGGAGAGTATCCTCGAGAACCTTCACCTTCCTATCCAACGTCCTTCTCAGGACGTAACTGGCATCAGCACGGTCTGGTCGTAAAGACCCGGACTGTCGATGCCACTTGGACGTCCCCCTCTTAAAGGGGATTCCAAGTTGAGTCCTGCGCCTTTTGAGCGCGTAAGACTCTGTATCTTCCTCAGGGACCAAATCCGCGTCCCTTAGGTAGATTGAGTAGGTTGGGTACACGTAGTCCGCTCCGAGCTTGTAATACGCTCGTCGCGGTTTTCGTGTAAAGGTCTCGAAGGTATAACCACTCCACCCAAGCTCCCGACGATGTGGCGTAAGCGCGCAGTCACCCAGAAGGTGACCGTCGCCGTACCCGTCGGGTCCGAAAATGCGTAGACTCTCATCCACGCATTCCCGTAACACTTGAGCGAATTCCGGCTGCCAGTTCCGCACGTAGAAGTTGTGCAGGACAAAGCATGTATCACCGGATAAAGGAGCCTTTATGTAGCAAGGCCGCACATCGATTCCGGATAAGTAGTCCTTCCCGCAACTTTCGCGGAAAGGTCCCGAGCTAAAGCTCTTCGATGCATTAACCTGAAAGCCTACAGCATTCAATACCTCCACTAAGAGAGGATATGCGTACGTGGGGACAATTATGTCGTCCCCATACACGCTGATCGACTGATGATCACGAGGATCACAGCACGACCAAGCAAGGCTGTAAAAGATAAGGCTTTCAAGCGGGAACGTAAATCCGTTCCCCATCGAAGAAAACTTCTCGAGACGGATCACTCCTTTGGGTGTGACGAATCTACCGGTCCTGAAGGTCCGGAGAAAGTCCCACCAGTCGTACGGGAGCAAGCTCTCGACGACACCATTGGAGATCAAGTCCGACGCACTCGAGAGGTCCAGGGTTGCTACTTCCCCGGTGAGCGAACCAGTTCGAGCCAAACGCTGATTTCGCGTCTGGTCCGTCAGATCCACCCCCTCTCTGCGCAAAGCCTGCGCGATATAGGAGCCAATCCCTAGCTGAACAAACGAGTTCAACATGGGTTCAACGCCAATCGTACGGTCAGTCTTCGCGTTTTTCCGAACGAAGCTGATCCTGCCTTCATGGATTTCGACAGGAACAGAGACCACTCCCTGGTCGGCTGGACAGCCAGACCAGAGCGGAACCTCCGCTAAAACCTCCGGGAGGAGGCGAATAGCGTCTTCGCTACTAGCGAACGTCTGCGCCAGCTTACGCCGGGCGGACGCGTCCTTCTTTTTGACTTGAGTCGTCGCACCAGGTCCGAAACGCAAGCGTAGTTGCGAGAGTTCAGGGACGTCCCCTAGGACAGCACTTATTTTCCGCTGAGCCCGAAAAAGCACGGACTCAACGCGCGGGAGGAATGAAAACCCACCCGCGAAGTAACGTCTGAAGAGGTCGTTTGACTCTGCACACTTCGTTTCGGACTCTACGAACTTTTCCCAGGCCACTTGCTGACGATCGATCCCCAGTTCCACATCTTCGCGTTTTTGAAAGAACGCGAGGACTTGGCGCAGGTGAATCGTGTCTTCTGCAGTAAGGTCTGTGTAGTTGAGTTCGTAGAGGCACAAGCCGCCAATATCGCGTTCTCTCACGAGAGTGCGAATTTCGGTTGCTTGTTTCTCGCCGCTTTTTACAGCGGCAAGGTGCCTGTCGGCAAGGAGAAGGAGAACCTCGTTGGTAGCCCGAGTGTCCCACTGTTCATCCCAGCGCGTGAATTTGCGCATGAAGCTTCCTTTAATTAGGAAAGTAGGGGTGAACCGCGACGATCGTTAGGTCGGAGAGACCAATTGATCGATCAACTCAGGCACCGGGCCCGTGCTGGAAGCAGCCACGCTGGTCGAGACGTTGTTCAACAGGTTCACGAGAACCTGCCGCGCAAGCCTGCGGCCAGTTACGTCGGATCGCTCATGGAAGTACCCTACAGCTTGCAGGGTATTAACATAGGCGACCTTCGGTGCTGCAGTGTAACCAGCGGCGTTCTGGTTCGTCACGGTCTCCATGACCGGAACTTCGACCCGGAGATCCGTCCGGTAGACGCCAGACTTCAGCTTCGACATTTTCGCCGTAGCTGAGACTTGCGCGTACTTCGGAACGGAGGCAAGCTGTTCCCGCCACGTCGCGATCACTTCACCTTTTTCACGGGTGACGCTCTCGGCAACGAGGGTATGGGAGACAGGCGTACCTGCACCGTCGTAGACGGTGATATTGGCGATGGCACTCATTGTGTCATTCCTAAATAGGCTTCAGTCCCACTAGTGGAGGGGACCTAACCTGGAGGTTTAAGTTATGTAACTCTTCAATTTGCCGGACCCGAAGGTCTGGACAAGAAGTGCTACGGCATTTGCGCAGTGTTTCCACGACGCGACCTTCGCCAACGGTTTAAAGTTGGGAAGGGGCACTGCAAGAGATGAACTCACGGTGCGGGTCATCGTCAGACTGTGTTCCCGGTAACTCGGTTGATTGAGTATCCGGTACTGAGGACTGATGTACACCCCGCCACAAGAGAACCGCTCTTCTCGCGTTATAGTTTTAACAAACGTCCCCGTAAGACTCTGAGCGAGTCCTCGGGCTGCAAGGTAGTTACCGATCGGTATGAACCAGTCGGCGACGAAGCTGAATGGGACGAGTTCCCACGCAACACTTGCAGGATCCGTAAGACCGATTAACTGAGGTATATTAACCTCAGAAAGGCGAGCAATATACTGTCCACGGGTTGTGCCCGTGTAGTCGTATGCCTTCGCGTCCTTGATGTTAGCGGACAACGAATAAGGCCCTAGGGCCAGAGCCTTCCGTTTACGGGCTCGATAGGTCTGCACGAGTGGTGTGTTCAGCATTTTCGCGAGCATTTGAGCACCCGCTTCTGCGTCGTTCACCAACGGCAGCCATCCGTACTGCACCTCCAACCACATATTTGCCACGTCCTGCGGAGTCCCCTTGGTTATACGGGACCTGCGAAGCGAGGCAGTTTTGGGTAGGCCAAGTGCATTGACCAAACCGAGAGTGTCGAACCGCTGCACTGCACGGTAGGCTTTGTAGAGACGAGTCGCAGAGTCAGCAATCAATTTCACCGTTTGATGTCCCTCACCGAGGAACACTCCGGCGTTGAAATCGCTGCCTGCTATCTTCTCACGAAGCTTTCCGATAAGCGCTAAGTCGTCATTCCCGGACCAGACCGTGTTAGCGTCGGGCGAGGGCTTTCCAGCGTAGACCTGCCTAAACGTTCTCACGCCGTATGTATTAACGGCGTAAGGCGGGTAGGTGTTCTTAATCTGGTAGTCCCATGCTCGATCTTGCCACACGTTCAAGGCCATAGAGTACTGATGGTCACTGAATTTCGCCCTCTTAGGGGGGCGAACAACACGCCGCCGCTTGCGCGGACGCCGTTCTCCAGGCAGCCAGAAATACGTTGTTTCGTACTCCTTACTACGAGGCGGGGCATCAGCCCCATTCCACGACTTAGACCAGTATCCCCCAACCAAGGCATTGCCTCTTTCGATGCGCTGCTCAGTGGGATAGACTATGTCATACGTGGCCAAAACGGCCGTGTTATCAGTAGTCTTATTACCTGCTGTCATTACTGCGTATCTCCGGTGACCCCATAAGGGACATCGGTGGTGGGCGTGAGCCCACCAGAAGAATCCTCCAAGATCGTCGTGGCCCTGTACTGCATGGTAGCAGTCAGGCCCCTCACACTCACAGCAATCACTACTAGAGCTAGCAACACCGCCAAGTAGGCAAGTAGTTGCAGAAATAGCTCCAGCTGCCGATTAGAGCAGCGCAGTAACTGTTGCAAGAGATAAAAGAGGTTTGCCACGATAATCACCATCTAGGCCGGCGGCAAGTGCGCCAAGTCTCGAACTACCGATAAACGACGCTCAAGTTCCTCATCGCTGAGGGACCCAAGATCGTCAAGAGGGGCGGCCAGTCCGTGCTTTCGGGCACAGATCAGCGCATAACCTCTTACCGCGAATTCAGCCCAAGCCCTTGTGGGGCTAGTGCTGTTTCGCGCAGCAACTGGAGCGCCTGACGGCGCATCCTCTCGGGTGACACAAAGGCGGCGATAAGCCGCTTCCGTATCTTCCGAGAACCTCAGGTTTGGCGGGTAAACCCGTTGAGCCAGAGGGGTTGCAGTCGGTAAACGGGACTTAAGCATACGAGTCTCCGGTTTGGGTGGAGGAGG